CCATAGCCGCTTCTGGTTTATCCAAATCGTAAACATTTAAAGCTTGGTTCTGTAAATTTGTACCTTGCTGAAACCTAAACTCATTCTCAGAACTTAATGCCGCTAGTTTTGCTGTCTTATTTAACTGCCGTGCTCCTGCCAATTCCGTATTAATAGCGTTCTCAAGTGGTACTGAAGTCATAGATTCCATGACTGCTGCTATATGGCTAACCATAGCATTACGTTCAGTTGGTCTCATATTAGCAAACATTGTACCCTCAGAGTCTGCTTCATTAATAAAATCATTTACATCAGCATTTGGATTGTTTTCTACCCAATTAGTTAGACCTGCCCGATTGTCTGGCTCTGCAAAATTTGTAACAAGACGGGTTAGGTTTTCTACTGAAACTAATTGTGCTGATGTAGCAGAACTCAATTGTTTACCTCTATACTCCTCAACTATTTCTGATGATTGATTAGTAAGAAGATCAGCTACATGAACATTACCTTTTACCTTTTCATTAAAAATACTCAGTGCCGATGATGCAGCACCAGTCAGTGGTACATTAACACCCTTTGGTTCAACGGCACGAAGGGCTTCGACAGACTTCATAAGCTTACCTTGATACTTACCATAAGCACCGCTTTGAGCTATCATATCTTTCATTATATCCACATCTTTGTTCCAAGCAGAAACAGATGTATACGTATTCTTGCTAGATCCAAATGCAGCCAACTGATTAGTCGCATAGTATGTTAACTCTTTTTCAAGAGTCTCCATCGCTGGAGCTGTAGCACCAACAGACAGATCACCACCGTGTAACAGATCGGATTTACCAATAAGCTCCATCATAGCTGAAGTACCAAGGTTACCTTCAGATATGTTAATTTGTGAAGCACTACCAACTTCTTTCAACGAACGGCTAAAATTAGCTGCGTATTTAGAGTTAACTGTACTTACATCTAATGTCCCACGTTTAGCCGTGTACCAAGCATCCGCAGCAAGCTGCTTAGACTGCCAGTCTTCTTCTTTAATTTTTAAAGGCTTATCTGTAGCCGCTGCAAATGCATTCAATGGAGCTCCTTGGAGTTTATCCATCTCTGCCATTGCAGCCTCATACGCTTCCATGTCCTCAGCCTTAGCAGCCGCCGAAGCAGCTGATACCTGAGTGTTAACTTCATTCTGGTAAGTGTTAGTCGCATCGGTAATAGCCTGATTGTTCAAGGCTTCCTTGCGCTTAGCAAATTGACCTGCGGCTCCTGCCACTTGACCTAATGCTTGTGCAATGGCTCCAGCCCCACCATCGGAAACAGGGAGACCTACTCCATATGCCAGTGCTGAAGGTTTCTCAGTTTGCTGTGTTTGATTTCTTAATTGAATAGCCATGATTTATGAATCGTACGATGCTTTTTGACCTGCGGCAGAACCAAGAGATCCAGCAAGAGATGCATATCCACCAATACTAGTAGCTCTAGCTTGAGCTTTTAAATTTGAAGACTGGTAACGACCTTCGGCAAGAGCTAGAGCAGAACTATACTGACCCATTTCAATCGCTCTCTTACCACGTAAGTCACCAAGCTCAGAAGACTTACTAAACTCGTAAGCTTGCTGTCCGCCCTTATAAAGTAATTGAGATTCCTCTTGTTCCAACTTAAGTGATTCAGCATTTAATATATCCTCAAAAGATCCTCCAGCCAAACCAGCACGACCAGCTTTAGATTGCTGTGAAGCTAAAGAAGCCGAAATCTGCTTGTCAGCAAGATCAGCTTGTCTATTAGTTTCAATAAATGCTTCTTGTTTATTAAAGTCTGCAACACCAGATTGAAACTGCTCATCTTGAGCACGACCCAGTGCATTGTTACGTTCAATTTGCGCACGGTTAGCCGCAAGCAACTCAGCTTGTTTAGCTTGTTGTTTCTGTGCTTGAGCTTGTACCTGAGCTCCCCGAAAGGAAACTAGACCCGATACTACTGTTACTGCTATTGCTGTGTTGATCCAAGCCATAATAATTTATTTACCGATTCTATCGGAACTTTTGTGTTTGTATAATCAACTAACCGAGCAGACAAAACTTCAGTATCCGTAATGTTCTCTGGGTTAGAGTGAACTGTCTGCCAAATGCAGTCTTCAGTAACATGTAATATTTTCTGGACACCCGCCTCAGATTTAAACGTACATGGAGCTTTAATCTCTACGATCTCATCATCCATTACCACACGAGCGGAACCTGATATAACAACATTCAAATGCTCAGTTAGATGCTTAGCCCCTAGTACAAATGTACCCGCTGGCATAGTCACCTGACGAACGTAGATGTCTGGAGCAAAGTGCTCCTCTAAAGGACACTCTACAGTATGCGTCTGAGGAGAGTTCTCGTTCAAATATTCCTCCATCTTAGGGACATCTACTAGTATTTCGGTCATAGCATTTCCGTCTTAAGGACGGCGGATACAAGGGTTAATGGGTACGGCTTATCTTGAACAATGATTGGAGTTTTATCCACATCAAATTGAGATGCAATAATATTATGCTCATCAGTAAAACCTGTGTACAGACTTGCACCACCCTTAGGTGGGATGGTCTCAAGCTCGTCTTCTGAGAACCCCATTTTATATCCCATACTCTTATAGACATATGGCTGAAAAGACACTGTGCGAGTGATCTGACCATAAGAGTTCTTCCCTGATCCATTATCAAAAGCTAAAGGGTTTAGTTCTAACTTACCTTCGTACGGTACACCAATAAGCGTGTACTGTGACGCTATAACGTCATTAGGAAGCGTGTTAGCCCCCTCCGTGACAGAAATGTTACCTAAGTCCACTCCGTCCACTACAACACGTACCTTGCCGTTCTGAATAATACGAGCAGGGACATTAATTAAAGCTACTGGAGTAGTAAGAGATCCAGTGGCGGGATTACGTACGTGTGAGTCAAGATAAGCACCATCAGACTTATAATTATCCGAAAGATCATCGGTAAACTGAAGAGCCATACGCTCCAAATGATTTTCACCGTTACGAGCAACTACCACCCAAAGCTGGTCTTCTGAATTTACAGTATCACCCTTAGGTAGCACTGCCACATCTTTAAAAAGACCATTCGAAGTACTATGTATTGCCCAAGCATAGAAATCGTCTTCTTTACGGTAAGTAAGAGAAAACAACTTACCACTCTCTGTGACCAACCAAAACGCTGAGTTTGGATGGTACTGGAATGCCATAGCTACAATCTTATCTGTCTCAAATAAATCAGGAACTAACTTAGTAACTGTAGACACTACAAACTGCTGTGTCTGAAAATCAAATTTAAACTCGTGAAACTGCTTACCACTAATGTGTGGAAAGAACACTGCTGCGCCTGTACGAATACCTTGGATAGATGAACCAATCGAGGTTTCCTGTGTAATACGAATATTTGAAGGAGTAATCGCTGCCGAGAACTCATTAGGGCGAAGCTGCCACTCATTAGCCTCTGTTCCGCAAATCAATGTAGGACCAGCTGCAAGCCATCTAATAATAGTGGATGAAGTTCCAAGTTGATACGTGATACCAGTAGTATCAAGCACTTCCCCATTTTCTTCTGCTGTACGGAAATCAGCGGGATCGTTTAAGTTAGACAACCAAACCATATTTGGGTGACTGTCAGTACCTGCAAACACACGACGTTGCTCATAAAAAGATACACAAGATGGCCAATTGTCTTTATACCAAGCACCCATACGAAACTTAGTAAATACCCCGTTGTTTGCTGTCTTGCCTGTAAGCTCACTTAAAGGAACCGATGAAAGAATGTCTACCGATGCACTTTTATCCGTGGTTCCCTCGGCTTTAATCTTCATTAAAACCCAATCGTCAAGAATAGCTCCTAGCAAATATCGACCAGCATCACGCTCAGCATCAAAGAAAACCTTACTTGAAGAAACTACACCTGTGTGAAATGCTTTCTCCTCAGGGTCCGTAACTAGATCGTAAGCACTAAGCGTTGTTGTACTTGGTGGTGAAATAAGCTTAGGATAACCAGACTTATTTTGCTGAAGTACATCACCAATCTTCACCACATCGAACTGACGCTGAGTATTCATATCAGCTATAATTATATTCTCATAAGTTTCAGGAGCAGCAGGAGTCGGATAAGACGAAGCATACATGTTAACATATGCTCCTGCTTGAAATCGGTTGTTATTATTACGATCACATTGCGAAATCAGTAATGCACGATCCCCCGGATATCCTGAGTCTCCACCTGAACCATCCCACACACCATCAAAACCTGCGGCAAATGTTAAAAGGGATGTTACTTGATCCCACTCATATACAGAATATATTAAACCAGACTCAATTCCACCATTTTGTTTAAATGAAGGTCCAGTCAAGAAATCTACAGGGTGATCTTCTACACCTTGATAATCCGTAATCTTACCCCAGCGAACATTTCCATCTTGAGAGTTATACTCAGCAGAACCTACAGGGTCACAAACATTAGTAAATAACTGTTCATCACCTACACGGACCCAAGCTCCGATGTGTGATGTTCTAAAAACTAATGTGTCTGAACGAACGTAAACTTCATTAGCTAGAACACCATCATTGTGGGTCCATGCCCGAGGATACGAAAAAGGTTTCCCTTTGATCATAAACAGTCGTGCAGAAGGATCCTTAACATTAACAACCTTTTCAACAGCGTCTACATATACCACAGTGCCTGTAGGATTCGCTGGAGCTGCTGGTGTTGTTGTAGAGTCCAACACACGTCCAAGGCTCCACTGGTCTCCTACCTTGTACTCAGTGTACACTACGTTGGTATTTAAACCACCAGACAAAGCTGAGGCATCAACCGCAGCCTGAAATGTACCTGCCGTATCAGACTCAACTCGAATTGCCTCTAACTCATCTCCCAAACGAAGAATATTAAAGGATTTGTCGATCTTCTGAAAAGGATGAGATGTAAACTTAACCGCATTCCATTTCCATAAAGTAGAACCAACAACACCATTGGGGTTTGCGTGAAGAGGTGCTGAACTAGAATCCTGTAATGCTTCGCTATCTACAGTAAATAAAGTAAGATTATGCCATGTGCTGTTGGCTGTAAGTTCATAAGGTTGATGTGCTGGATGTGTAAACACCATTGTATCCACCTCAGGAGACCAGCGAACATCTTCTATTTGATCATCCGTATAAGGAATAGAAACAATATTACCAAAACCGTCATCTTGACCATCGACACGAGTAAATAATAACACACCGTCTCGTGAGTAAATGTTAATACGACCCGCAGAAAGAGATATTAAATATCGGTTTTGATTGTTAATAGAAAAGTCGATCAACTTTACATTGCCCGTTGCTTCTGTACCCAACCATTTGAAACCTTCTCGATAGCGTGTAGGACCTTGAATAGATGGCAGAAAGTTCTCCATCTGCTTCAACCCCTTGTTGAACTTATCTATGTCGATACGCCCACGCAAATGAGGGCTCATCAAGCCCCCTGTAAAGTCAGTAATCGTTTTATTGAAACTTGCCATTATAGGTAATCAGGGGTCCAAGTGGGACTACATGTAGCCTTCTGGTGTGCCGCAATATACCCCATGCCCTCATCCGATAAATAATACAAGGGGGCTTTCTCGTGGGAAGCTCTTCGCTTCGCTCTCTTAAAAGCTTCTTCAAATTGCCGATTCATTGTATCACGCTCGGTAATCTCGCCTGTGAGAGGTTTTGCAATACGAGCAGCAAGTCTGTATACAATTGATGGAACTAAATACTCAGGTAACACCGAAGCATCTGTAATAGTTTTAGAATAGTGGACAAAGATCGTATCTCTGTTTACTAACAAAATAGTACCTTCTAAATAATAATCTGCGACGTCACATCCATCAGGAGTTGTAATCTTTCGCAAAAAAGAAAAATTTGGAATTAACCCAAGGTCAAAAGAATATTTCCACTGGTCACTGTCATAAGTAGACGATTCAGTTTCAGGTTGGAAATATAAAAACGCCCCGTCTGGGTACGTATTGTAAGTTCTAGAACTAGCTGTCGTAGTAAAAGCTGCGGTTCCCCTAATAATAGGAAAATCGTACTGAGACAGTACTTCCTTTACCACAGGTAAAAATACAGAACCAATAACTCGTGCCGATGCACTCGTCGGTGTATCGAAGTCTGTTTGGTTAATTGGTGCGCTGCCGAGTTCGGCCAGTGCTTGATTAGCTATCTCTAAATTAGTTGCCATAATGAAAAGGGTCCCTCACCCAACCCGAAGGTGAGGGACCACAGGTTCATTGTCGAGGACTAAGAGTTCTCGACGTAGAGGATGTAGCCTACAAAGCTTGTCACAGTAGCACCCGCAGTTGCGAATACAGTAGTGGTTTCAGCAGTAGTGGCTTGATAAGGCTCAAATGCGGCAGCAGCAGTAATGCCATCGACGAATACGTCTACAGCGGTATCTACTGGAGTTGCTTTTGCAGTCCAACCAATATCAATTGTGCCAGTAAGCGCAGTAACAGCACCACCAAGAATGGTGACATCTTTACTGAACTCAGCTAGTTCAATTTGCTCTCCTGTTGCAGCTGCACCAGATGAGAATTTTTTAACACGAACTCGCGCACCTGACTCGATAGGAGCCAAAGGCGAGGGATTTTCAGCGCGAACTTGAGTAAGTTCAACACCGACTTTGTCGAATGTAATAGCGGCCATAATATATGTTCCTTTCTGTTAGAGTTAAGCTTCTAGGCAACGGATTTCACCAGCAACTTCACCCCACATACGGGATGCACCAATGGATTGTTTGAAGTGCATGTAAGGGATGTTCTTCTTACTTGGGTCACGCCACATGTTGCCCTTGAGGTCATCACCAATGGTGAGCTTCAGAGCCTTAGGTGTGAATACCATGCAACGACGCTCATCACCATCAGCACCACTAGTCAAAGGAAGACGCTCGCAAAGAATGAAGCGGTAACCCATGAATGTAGTAATGTTGCCTTCTGCAAGGTTCTTACGAACGCTGTAGTCGGAATTGATGATTTCGTCTTCAGCAAGAAGATCTTCAAGCTGGTATGCAGTAACAAGCATAGGAAGAGTATCTTCTTGCTGGATTGCTTCAACACGAAGCATCGCAGTACGAAGACCCTTAAGCTTCTCGATGGTCAGACCCGAAGCAGTGCCAGTAGCACCGTCGAAGTTAGCACCAACCGAGATACCTTCTTTATTACCAGCAGCAAGTGTGTAACGACCAGCTGTAGCGGAGATCTTGTTTGAGGAGCCATTGCTGTACTCACCAACAGTAATTGTTGCGCTGTTCTCTGCTGTAGCAGCAGTTGCATACGACATAACAGTGCTGCCTTCTTTACCTGTGTAAGCATCAGCGAAATACTTCTCAATCAAGAAGTCATCACGTTTGCGCTTACCAGACTTCAAAAGAGCCGAGTTGTAGCCGTTAGAAGGATCCGAAACGACCTTCATAAGGTCCTTAGGATCAATGTATTTACCCAGTTCAAAGTGACGTAAAGAAATACGGCGATTGTCGTGAGGCACTTCAGAAACTGGATTGTCACCATAACGTGTGGTGTCCTCCGTCATTTCTTCGGCTTCACCCATACGCTGGTAGCTCTTGAACTCGCTGGATTGTGTGTCACGATCAACTAGTGGATCGAGAATAGATGTTTCTTGTTGGTAGGCTTGTTCAAAACCTTCCTGAAACTGACGAACATAAGCTTCTTCAATAGCAGAAGAGCCCTGTCCCGAATATACTGAATTGTCAGGCATAATATTTAAAAGAATAGAGATTAACGATTGTGTGGAAGTTTCCACGTTTTCTTCGAAAAGCTACCCTTACGGACTCTTCTAACACTTACGGTGTCATCGGCTTTCTAAAGCTGTACATGGACCAAAAAAAAGGCTACCCACATCATCTTATTAAGATGTCGTGGGTAGCCTGTCAAGGTTTAGTCTTTAACTTCCAGAGTAAAGCTTCTGATACATTGCTGTACGCTGCTTCAAGAAGCTTTCACGTCGTGCCTTATCTGAAGGTGTCAACGTCGCCAGTTTGTTCTCAGGCATAAACATTAGTTCGCTGTGTTCACGGTCAAATTCGTCAATTTGTGCTTTAATACCAGCAACTGTGTCCTGACCAAAAGAAGAGCCATTGCCAGCAGTAGGCATACCCGCATCACCGACCATAGGTGCTAATGAATGAAACAATTTTAAAACAGCTGGGTGGTTACCAACAACTGGACTCCATTCCATTAATTCTTTCAACTCAGGAATTTGCTGAGCAAAAGCTTCAAATGTCTCATTGGCACTCTTGTGGTTAATTGCGTAATCAGCACCCCACTCAGAACGTAACTCATTAGTCTGGTTTTGTACAGACTCTTGAATCTGAGAATTAAGTGTGTTTTCAGACATTACTTGTCGTGTAGCCCACTCAGACTCTAATGCATTAAACTGCTTTGGTGTCAGACCAATGTTATGAGCTACCTCTTTGAGTTGATTCTGAATCTCCTCAGGAAACTGCATCTCCCTAATGTCTTCACCCTCTAGCTGAATACTGTGCTTCTCAGCAGGTACATACCCGTCCATAGTTTCGGGACGCAACTTTGAGTAGAAGTCTTGGTAGTCTGTATCTGTCCAATCTTCTTGTGGTACTGCTAGTCTCTTCTTACCCAAAGCTGACTGTGCATTAATAGCCTGTTCAGCCAAAGACTGAAAGCTTTTTGTTTCTTTAAATAAATTTTTGTCTCGTAAGTCCTCTGGTAACCCCGATACAAACTGTTGATAGTTGTCTTCGGAACCAAAGTCTAAAGCTTCAACGGGTGTCTCAGTTGCAATACCTCCACCAATACCTGCGGAAGATGTTTCTGTTTCTGCTACGGTTTCTTCTTCTAGTTCTTCACTCATGGGTTTGTTCCTTTTCTATTATGTCTATTAGTTTTTGAGGGTCATCACGACCCATCAGATTCATATAACTCATAGCCAAATGTCGCTTACCTTCATTGAAGGCAGTGACCTGAGGATCGGAAGAGAATTTGGGAAATGTCACACCGCAATCCCTTAAGAGCCGACGAAAAAATCGGTCTCCAGCTGGGGTTGCTGCGATAGTTAACAAATCATCACGAAACTGCTGTCGGGCTCTGAGTTTTTTAAGTGGGTTCATTCTTTACATATTTAACAACTGACCAATGCCCTCAGGATCCGTAGATCGGGCAGAAGCAATATCCTTCATAGCACCAGCCATCTGAGGCATTGCTGCCGCTTGCTGCTGTTGCGATTCAGCCTGTTCACGTTGTTTGCGAGCAGCTGTAACTTCGTCTTTACTTTTGACGACATTACGAGGGATGTTACGCATACGAGCGTAGTTATCAAAAAGATTGTGTGTATCCAAGTTCTCCGCCATTGTTGGATCCTGTTGAAGCAACGGTGTAATATCCTGAAGGAATCCAGACATATTACTAATTGCACCAGCATATTGGGCATGTGCTGCGGGACTTGTATAAACAACTTCCAGCCCACGTCCTGCAAGAGACTCAGGAGCCGTTTGTAGAAGTGGGTGGTTTTTGTCCTGTAAAAAATCTATTACATGCTCAATGGATGGAGCAAGATACTCACTTTCCTGTCGAGCAAGGAGCGGTCCAAGCTGTTGTAGCATCTGACCACGCTCATCGTGAATCTCAGTTACTGACTGACGCTCTTTCTTCTGCTCGCGGATAATCTGGTCAACAAAGAATGACTTAGTAATCTGACCTTGATAGTTCGAGATCATCTCCAAAGTAAGGTTTGGCTGACTGCCGCTAGTGAGCGGCTGAGGAACTGGTGACCCTGCTTCATGGAACAAGACTTGACCAGCACCGTATGTAATCGGCAACAGAATCGAATCATCTTCAGCAACAAGTGGTGGGTTATTGGCAATCTCTGCACTACGCAGGATTTCCTTTACCATCTTGTTAAGAACACGAATCTGACTCATGCAGGTAGCCGCAGGTCCACGACCAAGGACTTCACCCGCAATAACCATCCAACGAGGAACGATAAAAGGAAAGTAACTCTTTCCAGTTTGGAAAAGAATGGCATCCAACTCAGGAACCCAATAGGATACCTTATACGGACGCTGGCTGCCAATACGTCCCCCTTTACGGGCTGATGGATCATTCGAAGGTTCAACCGAAAAAACCAGCTCATACTTTTTGTTGGCTGCATACGGGTCGAATCCTTTAGTGTTGACCACATCAGGGAATTGCTGCGCAAGAGCCTTTGTACTAAGAAACTTGCGGTAAAACATAGTATCTACCACACCTTCATCATTAACATCAAAGAAACTATCTGCTAACGCGCAGGATTTAAAGTTAATGACAGGCTTGTCTCTGTTTACATAAACAACCGCATTACCAAAAGAACCAATATCATGGAACGCTTCGTGGCTGGCTGCATAAAACTGACAAGCTGGTGTTGCATAAATGTGACTAACCATGTCACTAAGACGCTCTAGGAAAATTAATTCATCATCCTTCAGTTCTGCCGAAGGCGTACCCTCAAGCTTTAAATAAGCCCAACGAGCCGCCTTCGGTATTAAATAAGAACTGAGTCCGTTAGCGAACATTTGGTTCGCCCAGACAGGAGTGCTATCGTAGATAGGCTTAGACTGATCATCTTCCCGATTACTAGTCAGACCCATAGAACCCGTGAAACGGGCTTTATTGGGAGCAACGTACTTCTGTGCATCCGAAAGCATCTCTTCGTGTCCAGCACGGAGAAGCTTTAAGTGTTCATATCGCTCTTGAAGTCTAACTAATTCAGGGGTCTTCATTTACAGTCCGCTACCTAGCGAGTTCTTACTTTCCGACGCACTAGGTGTGGTCGATTTTTTTGTAGCTGTACGCTGAGCTGCCGTAGGATTTACAGCCTTTGCAGTTTTCTTAGCTACCTTAATAGGCTTACGAGCCACTGGAGTCGGCGGAGGAGGAGGTGGAGGAGGTGGCGGAGGTGGGGGAGGTGCTTTAGGTGATCCCATAATATTTTTTTAATTTAGATGTTTTCAGGAACCGAAGTTCGGTGTCCAAGTATTTTAAGTATCTATGAAAACCTACTCTGTCAAGAGGGTAAGGCATCAGTTTAAAAAACATTTGCATACCTATACCTGCGGCATAATCAATGTGCCAATAGTCCCCGTCAGTATCTGTAGCCTTTCGACCAAGTAATAAATAAAGAGGACCAATAAAAATGTAATACTCATCTTCGGGTAACCTATACAAATACGTATTAAGTAATTCACTAAAACTTTCGCCACGAAGTCGATACACCTTATGGGCATCTTCCAACAAAGATGTACGCACTGGCTCTGTACTAGTTATAGACACTAGAAATCAACCTCCTTTATCTTATACGTGTTCCGCTCCTTACGATTTCTAGCATTAATGTCATGCTCACGGTTCGCTTTAATCCCAACAGCCAATGTTGAAAACGCATCAGCTCCATGGGATGCATTATTGTGGATAGCTTGTTTCTTGAACACCTGCTTAGCCTCGTCCCACTCTTTAGCGTAATTCTTAAGGTGCTCAATACCCAAAGAACAATTAGTCGTATCAAACCAACATTTTGGTAGAGTCTGACGAACCGCCTCGATCTGGTCGCTCTTACCCATTCGTTTAACAACAGTTGGCTTAATACCTAGAGATCTGAGAGTTTCGATGCGAGATTTCCCTGTTCCAAGCTCCCGAACAGCAACGTCATGGGGTAAATAGTGCTTTCCGTACGTAAAATCATGTAAAGCCGCCAATCTTTGCAGTTCCTTTGCGTAAAACGGTAACCCCTCACCAGAGTTCTCATAGTAAAAGATAGGACGCAGCTCATTTCGATACTGCTGGGCAAACCAGATGCTCGTACTGTCATCCATACCCAAATCCCACCCAGTAATCACAGGCAACGCTGGATCTGGGCTGATCTTGTCCAACATCTGACCCTTGTGGTACAACCGAGTCAAGATGTCCCCGTAATAAGAACCTTCCACTGGTGTATCAAAACTAGACATAAACTCCTGCTGGAACAATGCCTCACTCATCTCATCTCTAGCCTTACGCAAATCAACAGGCTTAATTGCCTTAGTCTTAGTTACAGGTAAGTGACTAACAAACCACTCAGGATCCGCTTCAGCCTTCTTCAACAACTTGTACATGTGATTCTTACCACGAGGCGTACTGTTAAATATTGCCCAACCACCATTCTCCGCTAACACAGGATTTAAAAAGTGCCAAATACTAGGGTCACACAACGCATACTCCGAAAATATAATACCCACGGGATTCGTTCCAACCACTCGGTCAGGATTGTCCGCACCAACCAACTGAATCACGGAACCATTGGTCAGCGTAAGAGACATCTCCTGCTCAGACTTACGGACAACCAACTCGCGGGGAACAAAGTCAATAAACTTACGACCCTCTCCATCCTGACCCTGCCACAGAATCTTACGCAACTGATTCTGGAACGGACCTACATACAAATACAAACCCTTCCTCTGTAACGCTTTAATCGCCATGACATTGATACAGGTCAAATCCTTACCCGCACGGCGATGCCAAACAAGAACTGCGCGTAACGTACGGGCATTGGGAGCCATGTACTTTAACAATGGCAACTGATAGTGTCTAGGGATATATCCCTGCGCAGGTAATTGTACACTCATGGGCTGGTAGGTTGGTTAAATGGATCCGTCGTTCTCTGTTACATTGGCCGTAGCTTCTGGTGGCGTAAACTCACCGTAGTCATACACCTCATCCTCTTCCCCAACATCATACACCTCTACATCATCAGCTGCCATGGCTGCGGCAACCAAATCCTTCTGAGTAGTCTTAGCGAAGTCTACAACGTTAATTGTCATGTTACTCTGAACATCAGCCTGCAAATCAATCGTTTTAGGCTTAGCCGCAAAGAAACAACTTAACTCCTTAGTAACAGCTATCCGATCCTTAACAGGCAACGCATACTCCCCATCCGCATCCTTCTCCGTCACAAACTCAATCAATGCCTGTAAAGGGTTGAATCCTGCATCCTCAAACATAGCTAAAACCATCTTCCGCTGCTGAGCAGGAGTAGGGGCTTGAGACATCATCTCCAGCAACTGCTGCTTAACCAACAACTTCTTCTCTACAGATACTGTCTCTTTCTTTAATTCAATAAGCTTCTTAGTTTGCTTTGGAACCTTCCTAGTGTCCGTAACACGCTTAACTTCTGACTTCCGTTTAGCTTGCTTGGGTCGAACACCGTTGGACGTTTTTCTCTTATCTGCGAATGGGTCTCGTTTAATGGGCATGGTCTGTTTCTAGGAAATGGTCGGAGTTGGTCAAGGAAAATGCTCCTTTTTTTCCTAAACAGGAATAAGGGCTTTCCTAAAATCTACCAAATCTACCAGAGCTTTTTGGAATCTTGGTAGAAACAAAAACAATTACATCTATCAACGACTTACAGAATATTTACCGATTTACCCTACCAAGAGACTAACCTTACCTTAGTAGTTTCTCAAATGAAAATGTCTGGTAAATTGGTAGATATTACGTAAGTCGTTGATAACCCTATATCTCCTTATGTTCTACCAGAGGGGTGGTAAATTGGAAAAATTGTTGGTAGAAAACCCTGTTTTGACCCTGTTTTTTTACAAATTGACTCACTAAAGCGTTAGGATAATCGAAAAATCGGAATTTTGGGTTCGGGGGACGGGTCCCCTATGTTCCGCTGGGACCAAAATCCCCCCATGCCCCCCCCTTCGCCCTGATTCCGTGTTCCCATGGCTCCGTGTTCCCGTTGCCCCAAGGCTCCGTGGACCCATGGACCCGTGATCCCTGTATATATGTAACCCTGCACCCGTGGACCCTGCATCCATGCACCCATGCACCCCTGTTACCTAGCATCCATGCACCCGTGGATGCGTGGGTCATATCCCACCCTCACCATGACCCAATGCCCCACACCCATCCATGTCGCACTATCACTGGGCTCACGGTCACC